AGAAGATGACTGGTAACGATTATCCACAGGATAAAGACTATCAATTATTATACAGGAGGGTATCAAGAATGAAAATTGACACCATGATGGAAGAACCATGTCCATTGTATGAACCAGGGTGGGAAGATGTTACAGAATCTCCTGCTGATTGGGCAGACTTCTGGGAGAATGAAGATGTCGCCTAAAGATTGGATTTGGAATGGAGGGAAGGTCGAACCTCCACACAAATTAACAAAAGAAGAAGTACAGGAGATGATTGATGATGCCATACGAAAGCATAATCGTAACGCTTCAATTATTAGTTTTTGGGTTGGTTGGGTTGTTCTTGCACTTTTTGCTGAGGGTCTGCTTCGACTTATTGGAGTTATAGAACCACTATTCCCATGGTTGAAAATAACACTATAGTCCTTCAATGGATACTAGTAGCAGTCGTGTTCCTAGCAGGAGTATCTTTATTCTGCCAAGGGCACGCTATTTTACATGGTAAATATGGTTATAAACATGCAGGACGTGAGAAGAAGCGTGCTGAAAATGTTCGCAAGCAAATGGAAGAAATTATCAATGCGAATGGACATTCTACAAAAGAGGATTAGAAAATTGGAAATGTCAGAGAAGATTGATGCTGCTCTGAAAGAGTATTACTCAGAGAGAGGATTGCCTGTGCCAGAGTGGAAACAAAGAAAAGATCCTCAGTGGTGGAAAGACTACCTCATTGAATTAGGACTAGATCCAGACAACCCATAAATACTATTAGCTTGGGAAGTTGACATGTCTGCTGAATGGTATAAGGAACAACCTAGTAATAGGAATTTCCTCAACCCTATTGGTTATCTCCTTAAACTAGAAAAGTTTGAAGGAGTAGATTTCTTTTGTCAAGCAGCAAATGTCCCCGACGTTAGCATGAGCACAGTGGAAGTAGCAAGTCCTTTTAGAAACTTGCCTATTGTTCCTGGAGGCGGTGTAACGTTCGGGGATTTTACTGTGCGTTTTATTGTAGATGAAGATCTTAAAAACTATTATTCCATTCACTCTTGGATGCGTGACAATGGCAACGCTGATCAAATGGCACGAACCACTGGAGAGAATGATATTTACACTGGGGGACAATTGCATATTGTCACGTCCCAATACAATCCAGCATTCGTTGTGGAGTTTAGGGACCTTTTCCCCGTGTCCTTGAGTAACCTACAATTTGATGCTACAATAAGTGATGTGGAGTATCTAACTGCAGAAGTGACATTTAAACACCAGCAGTTCTTCATTCGTGATAAAAATCTTAGACCTCTATGAATTTTGAAACCCTTCGTAATAGATTTGAACAACTGAGAGAAGAGTGGACTTTAGATAGTGCAGTTGACTTTCAATTCAAGAATAAACAGTATAGCACAGATCTGGGACAACTCGCGTTAGACATCCCTTTTCAACACAATAAATACTTAAACCATTACACTGACATTCAACAGATCAAAACTTCATTGGAGTTCGAGATCCGCAAGATGGTTAGAGATAAGCGCGAGTATTACTCTGGCGAGGCAGACGCTAAGACATACGCCGCTAAACCATTTGGATCTAGCATAAAGACTACAGAAAAGATGAAGGTTTATCTAGAAAGTGATGATGAAATCATTAACCTAGAAGCAAAAATCAAATACTTGGACCAGATGCTCTACTTTCTGGATCAGGTTATGAAGCAGATCTCTAATAGAGGTTTTCAGATCAAGAGTGCAATTGAGTGGGAGAAATTTACTAATGGACAATGATGACAACGCTCAGTATCAAGAAGAAGAACGAAGTCTACATTCAGATTTCTTCTAAGGAACCTCATGTGCATCGTGAGTTGTCAGACTATTTTACGTTTGAAGTTCCCGAAGCAAAGTTTCTGAAGAAGAACCCACGTTACAAATATTGGGATGGAACTATTCGTCTGTACTCTCCTGGTACAGGCGAACTTTACCATGGGTTGACGAAACATCTACAGGTGTGGGCAGATGAAAGACAATATACAATTGAGTATGAAAAGAATGATTGGTATGGAGAAGTTGAAGACACTAATGGTTTTGTCTCTCCTGCAGGCGTCAAGACTTTTATGGACAAAATCACCCGAACGGGAATTGCTCCACGCGACTATCAATACCGTGCAGTTTACGAAGCTATAAAATATAATAGAAAACTTTTACTTTCGCCTACGGGTAGTGGGAAATCTTTGATGATCTATTCCCTCGTCAGATACTATACTGCTACCAACAAGAAGACGCTCATCATCGTTCCTACTACGTCCCTGGTAGAACAGATGGTCAATGACTTTAATGATTACGGGTGGAATGCGGACGATCATGTGCATAAGATATATTCGGGCAAAGACAAGAATACTGATAAACCAATCATTATTTCCACTTGGCAATCCATCTACAAGTTCCCAAAAAGATACTTTGATGACATTGACTGTGTTATCGGTGATGAAGCACACTTATTTAAATCAAAGTCCCTCACAGGAATTATGACTAAACTACACAATGCTAAGTACCGTTTTGGTTTTACAGGGACACTCGACGGCAGTAAGACGCACAAGTGGGTACTAGAAGGATTGTTTGGAGATTGTGAGAGAGTAACTAAAACAGATGATCTAATTAAGTCAGGTTACTTGTCTAAGTTTAGGATAAAAGTGCTGTTGTGTAAGCACGCTCCTCAACATTTTGACACATATCATGACGAGATGGAGTATCTTGTCGAACATAAAGGCAGAAATAATCTGATCAAAAATCTTGTCAAAGATATTGAGGGTAATACCCTAGTTCTATTTAACTATATCGAGAAGCACGGGGAACCACTTCGCGAACTAATAAATAGCAGCATAGATCCATCGCGCAAATTATTCTTTGTGCATGGTGGCACCGATGTAGAAGATCGAGAAGAAGTCAGACAGATTACTGAGACTGAAAACAACGCTGTTATCATTGCCTCTTACGGCACTTTCTCTACAGGGATTAATATTAAGAGACTTCACAACATCATTTTTGCTTCCCCAAGTAAGTCACGCATACGCAATCTACAATCGATTGGACGTGTGCTCAGGAAAGGCGAAGGAAAAGACATCGCAACCTTATACGATATCGCTGATGATATTGGCGGTCAGAATTACACTCTTAAACATTTGAATGAAAGAGTTAACATATACAACGATGAAAACTTTAAGTATGAGGTTATTAGAGTAAACCTTAGAGCAAATTAAATATGGATGAAGAGTTTTATGCAACAATCAAATTAGTATCAGGCGAAGAACTGGTTTCTAAAGTATGTTACTTAGAAGATGAGGACAAGGTGTTACTAGAAAACCCTCTCCAAGTCGAAGTAGCAAGACAAAGAAAGGGTCAAATAGAAGTGTCTGGTTTCTCTTTTAAAGAGTGGGTCAGCGCCACGTTTGATAACATGTTTATCTTAAATAGAAGTCACATAATCACAGTGACTGAAGTTGATGGTCAGATTGTAGACTTCTATCAAAAAACACTCAACAGATTAGAAAGCGGAAAGTCTCTTACTAGTAGAGCTAAGAAACTACCTAGAGGATCTGGTTACTTAGGTTCCGTACAAGATATGAAAAAGACTTTAGAAGATATCTTTAATAAAAGCTAGTATGACCTTTGAACCTCGACAAGGTTAATTGTACTGAGTTTCTGAGGTTTTGTCAACCCCCCTTTACAAAGACCATTCTACGTGTTACACTGGTAACATGATAATGGTAAACAATCCATGACACCTGCCGTAATGACCCGTAAAAAGACTGAATACTATGTAAACAATAAGGAATTCCTCGCTGCTATCACTGAGTATCGGCAGAAAGTCCATGATGCCAAAGATCTGGGTCAACCGCGTCCTCGTGTCACGAACTACATTGGAGAATGTTTCCTAAAGATTGCTACGCATTTGTCTTATAAACCAAACTTTGTTAACTACATGTTCCGTGAGGACATGATCTGTGATGGCATTGAGAATTGCCTACAGTATATTGACAACTTTGATCCAGAGAAATCAAAGAACCCTTTTGCCTATTTTACACAAATCATTTACTACGCTTTCCTGAGACGTATTCAAAAAGAAAAGAAACAACTAGAGATTAAAGGTAAGATCCTAGAGCGTTCAGGGTATGACGAGGTAATGCATACTGATAGTTATGATGGTAGTATGTCTGGCATGAATGCTTCCTATTCTGATATGGGTAGCATTAAAGAAAATATTGAAACTAAAATGAATCGATGAGTGGAGATCATGAAACCTACGAATGGTTTGAAACACCTTATGGAACGTTCCGTGTCGAACAGAAACGCTTTGGAACGTGGACTAGCTACGGTGAGGATGGTAAGGAACTCATCACAGGACTTACGAGGGAAGCTGTCATGGCGATGTCACCATTCCATCTCGAAGGCGTCGCTACAAATTGGGCGAACTGCCGTACATCAGACCCGTATGACG